TCCTGTAGCTGCATTTGCTACTGTAAGTTCATTGGTTGCTGATCCAGTAGCAGTTAATTTAACTAATTCGTTTGAGTTTGTATCTAAAATAGATGTAGCAACAATTGGTGCGGTAGCTTTAAATGTTTGACCTGAAGTTACCTCTACAGTTGAACCAGTTGAACCCTCTAATTTATCTACTTTTAATGTTGAAGCCATAATGTTTTCCTTTTATTTGATTTTTATAATTTGGTCAAGCCTATACTAGTGTTAATGTACCTGTTCCTGCTATATCCCAAGTATAAGTATCATCAACTGTAATTGGTCCTATTAACATATAATTAGTTCCTGATGCCAGTGTTAAAGTCCTACTTGCTGTAATATTTGAATAGTTAGAAAATGTCTTAGTTTCATCTGTTATTTGACCTCCACTTACTCCTACAGGATCATCACTTGCGTCTAAATAAACTGCTTTTTCTGCGGGTAGGGTACAAAAAACTTCTTTTGAGCCTGCGGAAAAATCGACCGCTGAATCGCTATTGGAACTTTCTAAAACCGTAGTTCGGGTTAAGGTTGAACTATCTCCATTTAAGGTTCCTAATCCTACTTCCCATTCGGATTCACTGTTTATTGAAATGGCGTAGTAAGTCGTATTACTATTTCCAATTCCAGCAGAAAAACTTTGAAAACCTCCGACAGCTCCTCCCAGAGTCACGGCTCCCGTGCCTGTAGTTGAAGTTGTTTCTCTTACCCTGTTATTTATTACTAATGCCATATTATGCTACCTGTATAATTGCGGTGGACGCTGCAGCCGCTGGAAACTGAATTGTAAAATCTCCTGAAGTTGCAACTTTATCTCCGCCAAAATCGATGACCAAACAAAGTTTGTTACTGTTAGTAGAATTGTAAATAGCTGCACCTAAGGAAGTTAATGTTACACTCGAAAAAACTTCGTTTGCAAAATCTACGATCGCGGTATTACTTCCTGGAACACTCACGGCCTGAGAATCTAATGTTTGTCCTCCTGTCGCATAACCCGTACCAGAAGAACTTACTTCATTGTCGGTACTATAAACGGTTGAAGAAGTTGTATAGGGAGGACCTAAGGTTGTTACATATAAAGCAATCTTAAAAGTATTTCCTCCTGATGAAAAATCATGCGTGCCTGATAATAATTCTGATTTAAATGCGTCTGGTATAATATTTGCCATATTTAATCCTGTGTTGGTGGTTCTGATTTAAGAGGTGTTCGAATGACCCCATCCTGGTATTCGTCCCTGCGTCTACGACCTTGTTGTTCGATCGCATACGATTGTAAAGCCTGCTGATATGACTGCTGATAGTATTGTACCATATTTTGCGGACCTTTCAAGTATCCATATGCTTCTAACAAAGAAGCGTACAAAAGTAAATCCTGATATTTATTGCTTAGATAAGTTGTTGTTGAATCGGATGCTGTAATAGTTGAGGGTTGTTTAATATAAGCTAAAGTAAGAGCATAAGCTACATCAGGAGTCGGCGCCACGACCCAATAACTAGCGTCCCAATTAGCATAATATTTAGGTAATCCTGAAGCTGTTGAAGGTGTGTTGTAATATTCGGTCATATAAGAAGTATCTTTTTTCTCTAGATAAACATTCACACTAGGTGTTACATTTGAATTGGTTACTTGGGCATATCTAATAATTCTTAAATCACTTGGAATTGTTACGTATCGATTACCAACACTTAAAGTAGAAGTAGCATAAAATCGATTGTCATCATTATCTGCCTCTCTATAAATTCTATTTTCTGCGTTTTTAGTAATCGTACTACAAATAGCATCCGTTAAAACGGTATCATCGACTTCCGTATAACCTCTAATATCTGTTTTTAAATTTGCGAATGTATATGCCATTATGCTGATAAAGTTGCTGGTCCAACGGACACTGGAAAACCTCCTCCTATTACATCTCCTGTGGTAGCCGTACTCGTATCCACTGTGAAATAAAACCAATTAGTTGTATAATCCGTGTCTCGAGCGCCACTCACATATTTACCTGTAGTAATAGCATAGCCTGCGGCTTTTGCAATATTAGAACCCGCAATTCCATCAAAGGAAGCTGGGTTTGCATATCCTGAAGTAGAGGGAGATCCCCTGAATCTATAAGTACTTCCATTGGTTAATCCGTGATTTGGAGAATTAACATTAATAACACTCGATGCTGCTGCATAAGTTGTAAATGGATTATTAGGTAATAATTGTGCGACTGCATTTTCTGTTCGAGCGGGTCTTACTTTGCTCAAAGATATAGAATCAGCGCTTAAATTTTTTGGTTTTAATTGAGGTTGTTTAGGTTCGTATTCAGAAACATGAACAAAGGCTCCCGTCCATTCCGTTACCATTTCCTTCCACGGAAATTGTAAACCCGAACGATCTGAGATAGCTAGTGCATGTTTTCCTGAAGCATATTTTGGCATTAGATATTTGGATAGTAAGCTTGGGGTGTTATATAAGTACTCGCTGCTGATCCGTCCTCCTGTAAAGCTCTTGCTAATTCATCTTCATATAATAATTTAAAAGCTTGTGTTTTTTCCATTCTATATTTTTGAGATAAATAATAAGAGAGTCCTGAAACCATACAAGGGATAAAACGATAAGGAACATCTGTCGCATTAGAATACGTTCCTGCATCTTGAATTCTTTTAACAAAATAAATGTGTAATGTTTTAGCGGCATTACTTGAATCGGGTGTTGGATAAATAGTCATGGTCACACGATCTGTAAAACGTTGAACCCAATAATTACTAGGAGTGCCTTCCGATTCTTTATTAGAGTAGCCTGAATAAGTAGAACGGTCCACTTTAGTTAAAGCAGCGTCCGATTGAGTATTGGCTCCTATGTTTGTTCGTAAAGAACATTGTTCAATGTCCGAGAAACCTGGAATATAATTAGTAACTGCTACACCATCTGAATGGGTGGCTGCTGTTGTTGAATGAGCGCCTCGCGTTACACCCGTTAATTCTTCACTGCTAAAACCTACATAGGTTATGTCTTCAGTACCAATTCGAATAGTACCTTTATTATTCATTCCTGTAACAGAATCTAAAGTAATCCCACTCGTAGCGCTAGTGGTAGCAATAGCTCCATCTAGAGTGGTATTAAGTCCGTTAGATTTTTGTAAAGCTGTTGCGCCAGTCGTTGGCATATCCGAAGGATATCTATAAAAATTAAATTCTTTCTCTCCTTGGGTCAAAGTAAGATTTAAAGTCCCTACTTCCCAATAATGTAATCCTCGATTACCCCATTCTTGAAAAAGAATATTGAGTGATCGTCTTGCCGCTTTTAATTGATAACCTGAAACGTTAGGGAAACCTACACGTTCAAAAGCTTCTTCAACAATATCAGCAATAGTAAATGTTTTCCCAAACGTGTAACTGTCTGAAGTTGTGTTAGGCATGAATTACCTCCTAACCGTAAAAGAACGTTGCGTCTGTAATAGTAGTTAACGTTGCTTTCGCGCTAGTTGTACAACGCAACCCTGTTCCTGGAAACTCTATATAATAAGGTTGTTCATGGTCAGTGGTTCCATCGGGAACTGCAAATTTACACACACTTGTAGTATTATCTAAAATTTCGATAGTGCCTCCTGCAGCAACATCACTTAAATAATAAACTCCAAGCACTCTACATGGACCATTAAAAATAGTCGTCGAACCTGTACTAGTTGCTTGTGTAGATTTTATATCTACTGGATATGTACTCATATTTTATCTCCTAATTGTGAGCTCCCGAAGGAGCTCACATTAATTATTAGTTAGCAGTTAAATTGTTCGCTTGAACGTATTCAACTACAACTCTTGCACTACCAGCTGAAGCAGAATTCGCTACGGTAATACCATAGAGTTCCACATCAGAAGTACCCGTGTTTGTCCACACGTCTACTGCTGCTGGACCCATCACTACTGAAAGTGCTGTTGCACTAACATTTGTGTTGTCACAAATATCAGTGGCATCACCTGAACCATTTCCAATGGCAATAGTAGTGGTGTTTGAACTTGTAAACAACGATTCAATTATAAGTGTAATACCTATAATTTGACTTTTCGCAGGAATTATAATTCCTAGCGCTGTCGCTGTAGTGGTTGCATGAGTCAGCTCTGTGCTTGCTGATTGTGACATGACAACTGATCCAACGTTCTTGACATTTGAGCCAATAGTTGTTCCAGTTGTGTTATAAATATTTCCAGCCTTAATTGGACCAGAAAAGGTTGTTGTGCCCATATTATCCTCCTAGTTTGTAAGATCTAGTCTCTAGGCCGTCGACTATACTGCGTCTAGATCTAATTAATAATTGTATAGTAGTTTATCTATAGCTCTTTTTTGAAAAGAGTGCAAGGTATCCTTAGGGAAAAAATTGATTTTTGATAGCGCTTAAGTGGCTATCGAAACTTCAGGCTTGGATGCGTTTATTTTAGTAAGACGCGTGTCTTCTTCAAATTCTCGAGCAATGATCTGCTTTATAACATCCTGGATCTGTTTATTTATCTCGATCATACGAATGTTATGCTTCCCTGACTTCAGATGCTCGTGTTGCCACGCGAGTTCCAAGGACTTTTTCATGTTGTACAGGTCTTCCGTCATTTATAACCTCCTCATAGGTTATCCATTTACCACGGGTAAATCCATCAGATTCGAACTTTACATCATTTTTTCCTAGTTTGTCAAGGATTGATTTCTCGACACTTTCCTTAGTGTCTTCTGCTAGGAGATTAAAATCGGCAAAATAGCCGTCGTGATAAATTTTTACTCGAAAGTTTTTCATATGTTTCTCTATCTTTATAAGCGAAATGAGGCCGTTTTAAGGCGGCCTCACTTCTAATGTTTTCTTTACGCTCCTGGTGAACTAAAGATACCTCTAGGGTCGGATACTCCAAATGAGTATCTTTCTCTAGCTTTGTATCTAACGTTGCCAGTATCGAAGTCGCCTTCCATTGCAGTTGTCAATGGTGCACGATTGAACATTTTCATACCATTCGGTACGTCTGTAATGATATAGAACGCGTCAGTATCAGTTAAAAAGTTATTAACTCTATAACCTTGAGGGATTGCTCCCATACTTACGAGTGCATTGATATCGTTATCAGCTGTTCCCACTCTGCCTTGAGATTTAAATAATCTTTCAGCAATAAATTGCGAATTTGACGGAATTATTAATTTCGTCGGTCTTGCCGCAATTTTAAGTCCTCGCTCGTCAGTCATCGCAGCGATGTCTATAACAGACTGCTCCAATGACGTTTCGTTAAGATCCGCTGCAGTACTTAATCTGTTCGAAAAAGTACCTGCTATTGTAGGATGCGATGTACTAAACAGAACGACAGCGTCGCCTGATTTAAAAGTGCCATATCCATTAATTAATGGACTGACTGCTTTTACTTGTTTCGCATTCGACATAGATCTTGCTAAAGCTTTTGTATAACGAGAAGCGATTCTATCGTAGAGGTTATCTTCGATAGCTTCTTCTGTTATCGCAAATGCTAGAGCGATTGTCTCATTAGTGTAACGTGCTGTAAAAGTTTCTTGAGCTTCGTCATATGATATGCCTTGCCCTTCCGCTTTTACATCGGCGTTCGCAAATCCTGATAACATAACTTCCTCTTCGAAAGCTCTGTCAGAAGATTCTTGAACGTATATTTCAGCATGTTGATTTTCATACCGTTTGTATTCCAGACCAAATAGTGCATTTAGGCCTGGCTCTAGTTCTTTAACTAGTTGTGCTCTTGATATTGCCATTTTCTATATACTCCTATTTATTATGATTGTAATTCAATCAGGTTTAGAACAACTACTACGGATGTGTAAGCAACAGTCAAATCCGAATTTGACGGATCTTCTGCTGTTCTTAACAATCGCCATGTGGCTGCGTCCGCACTTGTATCGCCAATATCTAGAGTAGATGAAGACTTACCAGTAGTTGTACTACCAGCAGAAGCATTCATGTCATACGTTTCTAAATATCCAGCTTGTGCGAGCGCGGCGTCAGTTGATACTACATATAATTGTTGTGGGTTATCGTATACGAAAGCAGTTATGTCTTCTGAATTCGCAGGTGTT